ATCTGGTTCTGTCGCTGGTAACGGTCTCAGTTTCGCAGGCGGCGTTAACTCCATTTCCAGTCTTGCAATCGATATTGCCACTGATGGCGGTCTTGATTCGGGTGCAGGAGCAGGTGGTGATCAGCTTGCATTAAGTTTCGCAGCCCTAGCAACAGCCTCAGTTGATGTTGCCAACGACGACATCGCATTCATGGATGACAGTGATGCCAACGATCAAACCAGAAGACTAAGCATTGTTGACTTTGTGGCTGGCATTGCTGGTTCTGGTCTACAGGCTTCCAGTGGCCAACTTTCAACTGATGGTGCTGCTGTCACAAGCTCTGCTAGTGGCTCCACACTTGCTACCGGTGTGAACTACTTTGCAGACATCTCAGCGGTTGCAGGCGTAACCATGCCAACCTCTGGTGATTCCAGTGTTGGTGACAGAGTTACAGTCAAGGCTGCAGGTGGCGTTAGTTCCACAAACTACATCGAAATCAAGACTGCTGCCAGTGCTCAAAAGATTGACGGACGAGACGAAATTAGACTTGAGTCACCTTACGCGGCTGTTACTCTTGTTTATGTAGTAGCTGACGAATGGAGACTAATCTGATATAACCTTCTGGTTTTAATCAGAATAAAATTGGGTGCCTGCCTTCGTGGTGGGCATCCTTTTTTGTATTGACTATTTATTGAGAACACAAAACAAAAGGATTTTTGTATGGCTTATAACGTTATCAAAGGAAATGTTGAGTTCAGTGGACCAACACAAGGCACAATTGAGGATATGGTTGATGACCATACCGATCAGACTATTGGAGGAACAAAGACTTTCTCTCAAATGGTCACTGCATCTTCTGGTCTCTCTGCTTCAGTTTTACACGGAGACGGCTCACAACTAACTGGACTTCCAAGTGCCCCTATTGACACTTATAATTCATCTGGAGATAATAGAGTACTAACTTCTGTTGACTCAACAACAGTACAAGGTGAGGCCAATCTACTATTTGATGGCTCTCTGCTAACCGTAACAGGTGCAATCTCCGCATCCTCTACCATTTCTGGTTCTCAGTTCTTTGGAGATGGCGGTGGTCTATCAAATGTTGGTGCAACAAACATCAATCTTGGCCAAGGTATGGAAGATGATGGAAGCAACAATATAAGAATTAAGCTGGACACCGCGTCGGGAATTTCTCGCGGTGCTGGTGGCATAAAAGTCGATGCTTCAGGCTTGGGTGAATTGACCAGTGCTGATATACATGGCGATGACTTATTCATTATGTACGATGATAATGCTTCTCAAAACAAGAAGTTCTCATTCTCAAGCCTTACCACATATCTTGATGATACTACAACCTTCTCAGCCGCTGGTGGAGATACCCAAATACAATTTAACAGTGGTGGAGACTTTGGCGCTTCCTCTAATTTGACGTTTGCCTCTAACACTCTTGCCGTCACCGGCTCAACTATCCTAAATGGCACAGCATCGACAGCCAACATAAAGCCATTAGCAGATGAGCAGTATGATCTTGGAGAAGAAGAATTACGTTATGAAAACGCTTACTTCAACTTTATGAATGGCGCTATTTCCTTTACAGCCATAAATGATGAGGGCGCTACTTTATCAAAAGGCGATGTTGTTTATGTGAAGGGGCGTTCTGGGAATACTCCCACTGTAGCTCTTGCCGCCTGTGATGATGCAAGCAAAATGCCAGCATTTGGTATTGTGGCAGACGGAAACATTACAAATGGTTCAGAGGGAAGAATAGCAACAATCGGAAGATTAAATGGAGTTGATACTTCTCCGTTCGCAGAAGGAGATATACTTTTTGTTCAGACTGGTTCTGGCGGAGTCTCGGGCAGCTTTACTAATGTAGCGCCAACTGGGTCTGGTAATCTATTGCAAAACATAGGCAAGGTTATCAAAGCTGATGCATCTGGTCTCATCAGGGTTGGTGGTGCTGGTCGTACTAACGCAACACCAAACTTGGATAAGGGCTACCTGTTCATTGGTAACGACTCAGATCAATCAGTACAAGACAATACAATCTTTGTTTCTTCGTCTCAGAACAGAGTAGGAATAAATACAACAACTCCCGAGTCATCTTTACACCTTGTTGGTGATTTAAAGATTGAGGGCGCTGGTGTAGACAACACAGTTCTCACCTTAGATAAGATTGAGAATTCAGCTTCTTATGTTGAGTTTAGAAATAACGGCTCCAAGTATGCAGAAATATTTGGAACTTCTGCTGAAAACTTGAAAATTAGAACAACAACCGCTCCCTCTACATTTATATTAGGACATTACACAGAGGATGTAATAACTCTTGATACTAATAATACTACGTTTGATAGCAACAAGGTAACTATAAATCAAGATCTTAAAGTAACTGGCTCAACCATAACTGCCTCAAGATTATTAAATGTTAGCGCAAGTAGCGCAGACTGCACACTTGATTTAACAAACGAAATCCTAATGATGACCAATACATCCCCCGCAACTGCTTCGTTGCCATCAGTAGATTCAAGCTTGGTTGGACTTACATACACAATCAAGAGGACACAATCGGGAGAGGTTGAGGTTTCCGGCTCAGGTACTCAAACTATTGATAATTCCGGTCAGACAAGAACACTATCAGCCGCAGGACAATACATTAAATTAGTGGCAACCGAAGTGGGTGCCAACTATGGCTGGGCTATTATCGGTAAAAGCGGTTCTTTCTAGTGCTTTTACTATTTACTGCTACTATTTAAAATGAAAAACTATTATTATAGGAGTTTTTGTTTATGTCTTCACTATTAGAACAAGCAATCGTAGACGCCAAGGCGTTGCGATGCATTCACCGAAGACGTTGCCGAGCTTGGTGGCGTAAACGAGGGAGATGCTTCTGAAGTTACCATTGACTTCAAGGAACTCGCTGAAGCCCTAAACGAACTTCGTGAGGGTGTTGAAGAGCAGACTCTTAACGAAGAAGGTTATGACTGCATCAAAGATATGATGGCCGAGGGCATGTCCCGCAGAGAGGCAATCGCCGAATGTAAGAGAATGGGTATGCTCGAAGAAGCAGAAGAAGAAGAGCCAATGGACGAGGAAGTCGAACTTGACGAAGAGTCCATTATGGAAATGGTCGCCGCTATGCTATCAGAAGAAGACGAAGAGACTCTCGAAGAAATCTCTGCTGATGACCTTGACAGATACCACGCCTCCGAAAGAGCGGAAAAAGAAAAGAAGAAGCAGGCAAGAGATCTTGAACGTCGCAAAGAGGCACAAAAATACGAAAAAATCTATAACCAAGGTAAATCATACTATGGTGAAGGCAAGGAAGAGGATCTTTACGAAGAACTCTCCGATGAAATGCTTGATGCAATTGTAGAAAAACTTACCGTAGACATGGGTGCTACGCTAGGCGGCTGGGCTGGACGCTCTGAAGAAGAAGTCAAGCACCAGATGGAGCTAGAGATGGCACATCGCCGCAGCACCGAAGTCGCAGAAGAACTCGAAGCACTTAAGAAGGCTCAAGAAGAGCTAGTGTTCGAGAACAAGAAATTAAAAGAAAATCTTTCCAACTACCAAGAAGTAGTTGAATCACTTAAGGAAAACGTGCAGGATGTAAATCTTAGTAATGCACGACTCCTTTACACCAACCGCACGCTGAGAAATACCTCCCTGAATGAGCGACAAAAAGAAAGAATTGTCGAAGCGATTTCTAAGGCTGGTTCGGTTGAGGAAGCGAAGACAATCCACGAGACCCTTCAAAGCACAGTGGCGTCCACTCCCGCGAGAGGACCACAATCACTAAGCGAAGCTATCACCCGTCCAACTTCCATTATCCGTGCATCTCGTAAGGAAGAGCCAAAGGTTGATCCTTTTACCGCGAGAATGCGTAAACTAGCAGGTATAAACTAAATCAAATTTAAGGAGGATTTATAATTATGTCTAGTATTGTTGAAAGATTGACCGAAGGCGTTGTCAATCGTGATATGCGTGCTGAGTCCCACGCTCTTCTATCTAAGTGGAAGAAGACTGGTCTCCTCGAAGGCATTGAGAACCAGCGTCAGCAGAACTCAATGGCCCGTCTACTTGAGAACCAAGCCAAGGAGCTACTCCGTGAGAGCACCTCAATGGCTGCTGGTGATGTCGAAGGCTTCGCTGCCGTCGCATTCCCAATCGTTCGCCGCGTTTTCGCTGGACTTATCGCCAACGATCTCGTCAGCGTTCAGCCAATGAGCCTTCCATCAGGTCTCATTTTCTTCCTTGACTTCACCTTCTCACCAGATTCCGCTGGTGGTACCCTAAGTGGTGATCGTTCAGGAAACACCTACGGTGATTCAATCTACGGTACCGACCGTGTTGGTTCACAGGTTACTGGTGGTGTTAACCTAGTTGGCACTGACCTTACCGAAGACCTCTCTGGTCCACGTATGTCAGCCCGTGGTTACAACTACGCAAGCCCAACTAGCTCCGTTCTTATCGCTGCTGGTGAGCTTACCAAGGCTGCTGCCTTCTCTCTAAGTGCTTCTAGCGAAGATCAGAAGAGAAAGTACCTTGCTTACGACCCAGACATCCTTGCACTTTCCGCATCTGGTAACTCACACTCTGTTGCAGTTCTTCAGGTTGCTAAGTCACTTGTCACTGGTTCAACCTCCGGTCAGGAAGCAGACTTCGATAACCTCATGGCTTTCGTTGCTACTAACTTCACCAACTGCACCGGTATTGGTTCAGGCGCTAAGCAGATTCGTCGTCTTACCCTCGAAGACCCCGACGATAGCACCAAGCTAAACTTTGTTATCTTTGGTAAGTCCAGTGATGGCGAGGTTGTTCCCGATGCTGTCGCCGCTAATGGTAACATGAACATCAACATGCCAATCCGTGACAGACTAGTTTCTGCCGGTGATGGTCTAGGTGCCGTCAAGGGTGCTGCTGAGTGGGGTCTTGAGGGCTCACCAAGCATCCCCGAGATCGATATCAAGGTTGATAGCATCGCTGTTACCGCTCAGACCAAGAAGCTCAAGGCCAAGTGGACCCCAGAGCTTGGTCAGGACCTCAACGCATACCACAACTTGGATGCAGAGGTTGAGCTTACCAGCCTTCTCTCCGAGCAGATTGCTCTAGAGATCGACCGTGAGATCCTTGCTGACCTCGTTAACGGCGCTACCGCAGCTACCCGTTACTGGTCACGCGCACCCGGTCTCTTCGTTGATTCCACTGGTGCTGAGATTGGTGCCAGCGCTAAGGCTCCTGACTTCACTGGTACTGTCAGTGAGTGGTACGAGACCCTCGTTGAGACCATCAACGATGTCTCCGCTCAGATCCACCGTAAGACTCTACGTGGTGGTGCTAACTTCGTCGTCTGCGGACCCGAGGTTGCCAACATCCTTGAGTTCACCGCTGGCTTCCGTGCCGCTGTCACTCACGACGATGAGAAGGGCTCCATCGGCGCTCTCCGCGTTGGTTCACTCAGCAAGAAGTTTGATGTCATCGTTGACCCTTACTTCCTACGCAACGTCATCCTAGTTGGTCGTCGTGGCGGTAGCTTCCTCGAAAGCGGCTACGTATACGCTCCATACGTCCCACTACAGACTACTCCAACAATCTTCGGACCAGAAGACTTCGTACCACGTAAGGGTGTCATGACCCGTTACGCCAAGAAGATGGTTCGTCCAGATATGTACGGTCTAGTCGTCGTTCGTGGTCTACTAGGTGAAACTGGCACCTGATAGCTAACCAACTCTAAAACCTAAGCCCCCTGCCTTGTGCAGGGGGTTTTTGTTTATGCTCTCACTATTTACTACGACTAGGAGGCTCTATGAATGCCCACAAACTTACAACCACTTTCCGAGACTAGCGCAGTAATTCTTTCATCCACTGGTGATCCCTCAGCAGTCGCTGCTGCAGTTCCTTTTGGAATATACAATGATTCACAATACTTTCTCACTGGTGCTGCAAAGCAAGTAGATTTTGTTTACAAGCGACTCGGTGGCGATGTCGTTGATATCGAGCTTACAAACGCAAACGTCTATGCTGCTTACGAAGAAGCAGTTCTAGAATACTCATACATCCTCAACATGCACCAAGGCAAGAATGTTCTTTCTGATGCACTTGGAAAGGCCACAGGCACATTTGACCACAATGGCGACAGTCTCTCAGGACCAGATAGCGTAAACTTGCAATACACCAAGATTACACTATCTTATGCTAACAAAGTTGGCGATGCAGTGGCGACCATGGCTGGGTTTGGCGGAACTACTCCAATCTACTCTGCTTCCTTTACAACAGTAGCAAATCAACAAGATTATGACCTTCAGGCAATTATCTCTGGCGCTTCTGCCACTGGAGTTGATGATGCAGGAAAAGCTGTGCCATATGCTGGAAAAGTTGGAGACTCCAGAGTAATTATCGATAAGGTTTTTTATCGCTCTCCAATCGCAATGTGGCGCTTCTATGGCTACTATGGCGGCGTGGGCGTGGTGGGTAACTACTCTACCTACGGTCAGTATGCTGACGACTCTACATTTGAGATTGTTCCAACGTGGCAGAACAAACTACAAGCTATTATGTACGAAGATTCTCTCTATACTAGAACTTCTCATTATTCTTATG